GTTGTGTGTGGTGAGCGCACGCGTCATACACTCATGTACGCGATGCACTATCACGCCCATTGTTGCGATGATGATGCTAATTGTTGCGATGATGAATGGTTGATAATCTCTATTATGTCAAATCAGCACTCATTGTTGCGCTGTGGACAACAGTGAGAGGTTCTGTAAGGCTTTCGAAAGAGGACCCAGAACCGCTGTTCCAATGCCGCCGCCGCCCGTGATCCGGATAGATCATCTCCCACAGATTTTGTTTTTCTGGGGAAAAGAGGACCCTTCTGATAGCTTCAGACTATTAGTGGTGCCGTAAAACACGGGGATATATCCGTCTATGGCCCCTTCCTGATAGTTTTTTCCTAAAACAGCAGTCTCAAACATGCAAATTCTGCAAGTGATACACTTTGTGACATGGAAAAAGACCTTGTTACACGTCTGTCGGCGTTGGGAATGACGAAGCAGGACTTAGCCCAGTCATTGGGTGTGAGCCTGTCGAGCATTTACCACTGGAGAGAATTGCCGAAGTACGTACAGGCTTATCTGGCCAGTCGGGAGCGCGAAAGCGCTGGCGAGAACACGAAGTGTTCGATGGAGCGGGAAGCGTGGAAGGATGAGGTTGCGAAGGCGGCTGAAGCCAGAACAGATACGCCGCTGGCTGACCGGATGACATGCAGGGTTACCCAGTACGGCAATCTGAACTGGCACATTGAACCGGAGAAGGAAAGTGGGAACAGAGGGTTGGAAGTGTCCGTACTGCCTGATAGTGTGGAATCCGGAAGTGAGAAGCTGCACATGCCAGCGCAGCGAGAAGGAGCCGCAAAGGGAAATGACGGTAGAGGAAGCGTACGAAAAGATGAGGCGGAAACAGTGGGAAGAGCCAAAGATCAACCCGCTCCATCCGGTAGGCGCAGAGGATAAGCACTTGGCAAAGGGGACAGATTAATGGCTATCACCAACCTGTTCAGGGAAACGCCGTGGGAGAAGTTGCCACCCCGGCCAAGGCCCAATGCGCCGGAAGCGAAATACTTTCTGGTGATCGACTATCGGGTATCGGAACAGGCGACGCTTTACGGCCAGCAGGCGGCGTATGCGGAACTGGTACGGACGATGAGCCGCCAGATTGTCGAATATTTCCTTGACAGGCACAGTCATGAGTTGCGGCAAGGTCAAAGCCAGATGGTCGCTGTGCAGGATGATTACCTGCACTGGAATAAAAAGGTCCAGATGGGTGTGTACATCCTGACCCCGCAGGAGATGGATGAACTGAAAGCGGAGTGGCTTCGTGAATATCAAAGCCGTCAAAAAGCACATTCTTGAAGAGTTGGCACATGGGAAACCGATCCAGAAAATCCTGTCGCCCGACGCTCCCAAGGTCCGCGAACTTGATGCGGATGGCGGCGTGTGTTTTGTTGATGACCCTGATTGGGTTAAGCCTGATCTCCCTGACTGGAATAATGTGGTCCAGTGGCTCAAGGATGACGAAGCCTTCCGTGCAGACTACGAACACGCGATGAAGTATGGGGCCGTCTATCTCAGTGATGAACTGGTTGTGCTTAAAGATAAAGTGGTTGCCGACCCAAAGAATGCCACTGCATATAAGGTTGCCATGGAAGCTATTCGTACAGCCGCGATGTGGCGCGATCCAAAGTATTCTGAAAGAACCATTCAGGAAATCAAGAATACAGCACCGCAGGCTCCTGAAGTTGTACAAGAGCGGATCAAACAGTTGCTGGATGAATTAGGGTTTGCAAAGGGCAAGGTGATTGACGTTGAAGCTAAAGTCGTGGAAGCGCCACCAAAGAATAACCGTCGCTCGCCAAAGGTTCTTGCGCACCTTGAACGCGCTCGCGCTGCTAAGGCAGCAAAGGATGCAGAACGTGGCAAAACCTGAATACTTCTCACGCTCGTTGATGCCATTGCCGCTCAACATCGTTCTCTTCACGAAAGAGAAAGACTTCAAGCGTGAATGCAGACGCTTGGGTATGGGCGACTATGACTTCGTTGATGACCATGCTGTGGCATGTGTTCATACATTCGAGAACATGAAGGACCACACGACTCTCAACATGGTCTGTGTGGATATGAAGAAGCTTGAGGGTAAAGAAGCCCATGAGGTTATCGGCATGCTGGTTCATGAGGCTACTCACCTGAAGCAGCGATGCATGCAATACCTCGGCGAAGATGAACCGTCGAAAGAGTTTGAAGCCTATTCGATGCAACACCTGACGGAAGAACTGGTAAAGCAGTTCTTTAAACAGAATGCAACCAAGCGTCCAACTCGCAAAACTTGAAGAGTTGAAGAGGCTGATTAAGGACTACAGCCTCTTTCTTTATGAGCCCTACGACAAGCAGCGTGAGTTTCACGCGCTCGGGGCGACTGTCCGTCAACGCTGCCTGATGGCAGGCAATCAGTTGGGGAAGACTTATGCGGCTGGATGTGAGACGAGTATGCACCTCACGGGTCTGTATCCGGACTGGTGGGAAGGAAAGCGTTTTAAGCGTGCAACACGTGGGTGGGCGGGGTCTAAGAACGCCGAAGTGGCACGTGACGGTGCTCAACGTATTCTCCTTGGACCGACCAACGCCATTGGCACGGGCACAATTCCTAGAGATAGAATTGTCGAGACAAAGAAAGCGCGTGGCGTACCTGACGCGATTGAATCCGTTATCGTCAAGCACACAAGTGGCGATAACTCGTTGCTCGTCTTTAAAGGCTATCAGGATGGCCGTGAAGCGTGGCAAGCTGAAACGCTCGATTTCGTCTGGTTCGATGAAGAACCGCCAGAGGATATCTACTCTGAAGGTCTTACTCGGACCAACAATACAAAAGGTATCGCGTACCTGACGTTCACGCCCCTGATGGGGATGACGTTCGTGGTTCTCCGGTTCTGGAACAAGGAACCGGGAACCGTTCTGGTCAGCATGACCATTGATGATGTTGGCCACTATACGGATGAAGAACGTGCGGCGATTGTATCGGCGTATCTCCCGCATGAAAGGGAAGCACGGGCGAACGGTATCCCGATGCTCGGGTCCGGAAAGGTATTCACGACTGAGGAAGCGTTTATTCTGGAGCCTGCTCTCCCGGAGATTCCGTCCCACTGGAAACAGATTATCGGCTTGGATTTCGGGTGGGATCACCCAACTGCTGCTGTTCGTCTTGTTTGGGATGACGAGAACGACATCGTTCACGTGGTATCTGCGTACAGACAGTCCAAGCAAACCCCAATCATCCATGCCGCTGCTATCAAGCCTTGGGGCGCTGAAATCGTTCCAGTCGCATGGCCCCGTGACGGTCTACAGACAGAGAAGGGTTCAGGTTTGCAGGTCGCTGAACAGTATCGTGAGCAAGGGCTCAATATGCTACCCGATTTTTCTCAGTTCCCCGACAAGCGAGGCGTATCTGTCGAAGCAGGATTGCTGGAGATGCAGCAGCGTTTCGATACAGGACGACTTAAAGTTGATCGTAGTCTTTCTCAATGGATTGACGAGTATCGAATGTACCACCGGGTGGACGGTAAAGTCGTTACGCTTAACGAGGACCTTATGTGTGCCACTCGTTACGCGATCATGATGTTGCCGTACTCCATGTCTATTGACCAGCTTGCAATGAAACCTGACCGTTGGGGACGCAACAATCCCGGAGACGGCACAACTTGGATGGCATCATGAACCTTCAGGAATATGAGCGTATTATCCCCAATGTAGTTGTGGATGGGATCAATTTTTATGTGCCTAACCTTCACTGCGAATGGCGCATCAAGACCATCTACACAAAGGAGCCTGATACTGTTGCGTGGCTACGCGGCATGAACCGGGATGACGTGCTGTTTGATGTTGGGGCCAACATCGGCCTATACACGATGCTGGCGTGGAAACAGGGTTGCCGTGTGTTCGCGTTCGAACCGGAAGCACAGAACTTCGCGGTGCTGAACCGGACCATTGCCATGAATGGGGTGGGTAAAGATCGTGTGGTCGCATATCCCTTCTGTTGCTCTGACGGCACGTTCGTTGATACCCTTCGCCTTTCCCAGATGGTTGCGGGTGGCTCTTGCCATTCTTTCGCCAGCGATTGCAATTACAAGCGTGAAGAGAAGAAGTGGGCTTTTGAACAGGGCTCGGCTGGATTCAGCATCGACTCTCTTGTACTTGACCACGGTTTCCCGTTGCCTGACCATATCAAAATCGACGTGGATGGTTTTGAGGATAAGGTACTTGGCGGCGCGCGCCATGTCATTGCGCACTGCAAGTCGATCCTCGTTGAAATGGACAGTAACAACGCTGACCATATGGGGTGGAAAGATGAACTCGAAAGAATCGGCTTCACCACAGACGAAAGCCAGATTATTGCAGCCCGACGTACTGAAGGGCCGTTCACTGGTATTGGCAACATCATCTTTACCCGCAAGGTTGCCGCGCCCAAGGAAGTCAGTCCACCAGATGAAGTGCATTCACAGTTGGGGGAAAACCCACTTCCGGACGCAGGTTCAGGAGGGCAAAGCCCCGCTCAAACAACGGCTGTGTAAGCTCTGCGGATACATGGAGTATCTATGAGTAATTATGTAGAGCATGCGATATACGCATTGAGGAACGCCCATGTACGGAAGTTTCCTTATCCTCACTTCCATGTGCATGATGTTTTTCCGTGGCCTTTCTATGATGATCTGGTTGCCGCATTGCCAGCCGATGACCAATACCAGCCGATGCAATACAAGCATCGGATGGTATTGACGCAACAGGAACTGGTGAAGGAACTGGATTCAGATTATTTCGCGGCACATGTCCTGTCGATGTTCGGACATGCGTTCTTTGAACGCTATCCTCACCAGCAAAGACCAAATTTCCGGCACGAAATTCGATTTATCCGTGACGAAGAGGGCTATGCCATTGGTCCGCACACGGATGCACCGAATAAAGTTGTGAGCCTGCTGTTCTACCTGCCGAAGGAGTACGGATTCTCGCAGTATGGGACTGGCGTGTATGTTCCGGACGATGGCAAAAAAACCTGCAAAGGTGGTCCACATCACAAGTTTGAAGGATTCACTGAAGTCTGGAGAGCGCCATTTGTGCCAAATAGTTGCTTCGGATTCTTCAAAACCGACAATTCGTGGCACGGAGTTGAGGAAATTGGCGTTAAAATTCAGCGTGACGTGATGCTCTTCAATATTTATGAGGACGCTGGTGGTGGACAAGGAAACATTCCGGCTTAAGGCCGTCGAGCGGATGAAGGATTCCCGCCAGTTCTGCGGAAAGTGGCATCAGCAGGCGCGGGATGACTTCGCGTTCGTGGCTGGCGACCAATGGAAGCCGGTTGACGAGAATTTGCTGCGTCAGCAGTCGCGCCCCCATGTCACCTTCAATTATTCCGAAAAGATGATTGACGCGGTGGCGGGCGCTGAAGTCAATAACCGTCAGGAAGTCATCTATCTGGCACGCCAGATGGAAAATCAGGGTTTGGGCGAACTGTGGACTAACGCGGCCCGTTGGGTACGTGATGAATGCAATGCGGACGATGAAGAGTCTGATGCATTCCGCGATGCGCTTATTTGCGGGATGGGCTGGACTGAAACCCGCATGGATTATTCGGAAGATAAAGATGGAATGCCCGTTGTCGGTCGCCGCGATCCTCTTGAGATGTTCTGGGACCCCGCATGTATTAAACCGAGTCTGGCTGACAGACGTTATGACTTCCACGCCGCGTGGATGGACAATGACACCGTTAAAAAGCGTTGGCCCGGTGTCATGCTACCCGGAGATGACTGGGATGTACCAGAAGGCGAAGTCGTACACATCCGACATGGGTTCCGTTATCAGGATGACCCAGACGCGCCTTACCCGGACCTTCGACGCGTGGATCAAACCAAGATTTGGCATTACGAATGTATGGAGATGGAACCATACTATCGTGTTGAAACTGGTGATGGGTCCATTGCCGAACTGGAAAACAA